CATTTACTAATTGAATCGGTCTTTTTGTTATTGAAATACCCATTTATTTAACTATTATATTTGTTATTTGAACATAGTATCTTTGCCCTATCAAATTTAATAAATTATCAATTCTGTTTGTAGTCAAAATAGGTTCAAAAATATTTTGTTTTCCGCCTTGCTGATATAGCTTAGTACCGTGCATATGAATAGACTTTGAAATACCCCAACTTAATTGTTCTTCAGTCGGTACGTTTCCTTGTTTATTTGCTTTGCCCGTTATTCCCTTCTTTTTAATCCAACTTAATATAGCTTGCTGTAAAGTAGGTGACCCAGTTTTAGCTCCCATTGATGTCGGTTTTCTTCCATTCCATAATACCGAAATAAAAGGACTTGCGTAGATTGTAAGACTATTCTCAGTATTTTCTGCGTACATTGTAGAACCTAAAGAACCACTAACCTTTTTTAATTCAGGTATAATTGTATTGGTAAATTGGTCAAATATTTCTTTATTTGTTAGCATACCAAATAATTAAACCAATTACAAACCAACTAACAACTGTAATTATCCAAAGATATTTTTTAGTATTTAACATACTCCATCACTATTAATCATTCTTAAACTAAACGGCATCATAATACCACTCATATTTGTATCAAATAAGTTTTGAACTTGCACACACGTTTCAACCTTTAAATCTCTTACATTATCTACATCGTTTTCAAGCAATATTTGAAATTCACGTTGTGCATTTTCCGCCTTAACAAAGATAGCTTCTTGCTGTGTATCATTGTCATCTAATTCAGATTTAAACAAGAATAAAGCTACACAAATATATGTCTTTTGAAACGCTCCCGTTATTGCAATTGTCGGAGTATATTTCATAGGCATATCTAAATAAACACAAGGTAAAAGTTGTTCATCTGCCATTAAATTCTGAAACTGAGTTTCGCTATGTAAAAACTTGTAGGTCGCACTATTGGAGTGCATAGCTAACACCTTAGCGTTTATTAATTGTTTAATTGTCATTTCTCATTAATTTGGTATAATTACTTTCAAATTTACTACTAATATTTGATTTTAAGAGTATTAAAAATATTAAATTGTATGGTAGTTGTTCAACCTCCGAATGTGAATACTTATATTTTTCTGCGATCATATCAATTGTGTTAAAATCACCTAGTTCATTAAACATATCAATACCAGCTTGCTTTTGTTCAACTGTAATATCAGATTTTAAACGACCATTATCTCGTTCAATAATAGCTTTTAATTGTAATATCAAATAATTATAAGCCGAAAAAACACTTTCGCAATTTGTATTTAATATCTCTGTTTCATCTAACTTAGAATAGATACTAATTACCCTAACTATATTATCAATTGATCTACAAGCCAAAATCTTATCTTCAAATGTACATTCCCCTATATCGTTTGGTAGTATCGTATCGTTTATAAAATTCAATGGTTCGATTTGACTAATATCAGATTGTAAGAACTCAATATAAGGCACTATGTCCTCTATATTTATTAACTGTAACTCTATCTCATTAAGTCCTGTAAGTATCTTTAATGCTTCAATCTCATTTGAATTTTGTAACCTTAGATAATCTTTGAATATTACATCGTTCCAATTAGTAGGGATTGAAAAGTCTTTTATTTTAGTCTTAAATTTTATCATAATAAACGGCTTCTAGGTGCTTTGTTTTTAGGTTTAACCTCAAAATAATATCTCATCATAATACTATCCCAATGATCGGGTGAACGACCTATATTAGCCTTAATTATATCTTTTGATAAAATACCTAGTCTAGTATCTTTATCAATTTCTTTTTGTTTAATTTGCTCCATTTCTTCACTAACAATATCTCGAATAGATGTATTACTATTTATTTCACCACATTCTCTATTCTGTATCTTTTTAGCCATTAAAATACTGCATTGACTTTTTAGATTTTCGTAGTTTTCATTATTCAAAGCACGTGAATTATTAATAAAACCCTCACATCTTAACATATCTACTAAACCACCTCCGACACCGTCCTCATCAGCTACTGTTTGACTATTCGGTATATTGTATTTAGCTTGTAATTTACGACCCTCGTTAAAAGCTTCTACTATTGTGTTTTTTTCAAATATTACTATATCAATACATACCCAATTATGCCACACACGAAACACCGTAGTATCTTTACCTTTACGTGCGACATCAATAGTTAGATAAAATTTACCTTCTAATGCTAAATGGTTAGGGTTAAAATAGTCTATAATTGCGTCCATATCAATTAACGTACTTGGATCATCATCATACTCCCAATTTCCATAATACAATCTTTGTTTTGCGTTATTATCTAATTGTAATAATGATTTTAAATAAGATGGGTGCAAATGTGGGTTATCCTGGGGGAGTGCTTGTATGAACTTTCTATAATCTTTTAATGTTCCGTTCTTAGATGGTTGATAAAATTCTTTATACGTCCAATTCTTTGCAGGATTTAAAGTGCCTAACATTTTAGGTATTAAGTCATATTCTGTTAATTTATACCTTATCCTAGATTTAACTATTTGCCAAGCTTTATAAACAACTTGGTTACATTCATCTATAAATGCTCCCGTTATTTCTAAAGAACCTAAACTATCATAATTAGGGTCTGAAGGATATAGGAATAAATCTTTTAATATTATTTCACTACCATTGTGAAAGTGAATAACATTTGATTGAGCGTTATAATTGAACTCATCTCCTATATCTAATTTACTAGCTAATTCAAAGAAAGTGTTTAAAGTTGTTTCTTTTAATGTTTTAAGTTTTGCCCTACCCATTAACCATCTTGTATTAGGATAGTTTTGGCACATTGAAATTAACCAAAGACACCCGAATGCAGATTTACCACCACCAGCAGCCCCACCATAAAGTATTTCTTCTGTAGTGTCATCATTTAAATAAAACGTGGCAAACTCTTGCTTTATTAAAAGTTTCATTTAACATCATTCGGATTTATTCCACTCCCTAGATTAATAACATTCTGTATTTTTTCACCCATTGAGGTAATATCCATCATTTGTTTTGGCATTCCTAAACGATATTTTAACCATAATTCAATAGCTTTAATATCTCCAGTTGCTTCTATTTTATCCGCTAACTTTCTAAATATTTCTTGTGGTATAGTAATAGCATCCATTGATTCAATAAGTTGAAACAATTCATCTTTTTTTAATCTACCACCATTTGAGTGACCTCCGTTATTTTTTCTTTTATCCATAATTGAAAAAAATTGAATCAATTATTATATTTTATAATATTAATGTCATTTGTTTATTGAACATTGCATCGACTACGGTTGAACATCCGTATCTTTTTACTGCCAAATCTATAAAATAAGGTTCTTTTCTTACTCTATAATTTGACTTCACTACTGGCAAAGGGTCGATTAGAATACCATCTACAAAAGTAGCTTTGATATTCCTAACTTTGCAGTATTCTTCTAATTTAATTAATTGTAGCATATTCTTTCATAAAGATAATAATATTTCTCACATCTTATATTTTCGAAGACTATAATTTCAATCCATTGAAAAACTTCTTTTGTCATTTGTACGTTTTAAATTGTGAATATTCTCTAACTATGTAGATAACGAACTCGTGCATAAAAACACTACTACCCTCACTTTTAAACCATTCGTTAGTGGTTTTATGTAGGTCTTGAATTTTACCGTATTTTGTAATTATTCTATATCTATTAGGTAGTTTTAAAATTGGCTCTATTAGCATAGTTCTTTTATTTTAGCTTGTAGTTTCTCAAATTGTTCTTTAAGTTCGTTATATCTACCTAATAATTGAAAATAAGTATCTTTCTGCTCCTTAATCTTTTGAAGGTAAAGTAAACTATCCATTAATTCCTCAGACAAATGTTCAAAGAAATCATCAGTATTGTTTTCAGCTAATGTAGTATTATATTTTTTAATACCAATTTCTGAACGTTGTTTAAATTTCTCTACTACTTGAGTAACTATTTTATCTTCTTTAGGTTCGTTGTTTGATATGTTAAATGCTTTTGTACTCCAAGTTGAGTATGTTCCAACTGCTGTACAACTATTACCTACTAGCACTTTACCAATAAAATCTTCTCCGCTCATATGTTCAACTTGAATAATTAAACTACTTGTTTTATGTTCTGCTATTATATTTTTCATTTTAATACGATTTTTCCATTATCTTAAATAAATCACTACTACCTAAGCAATAAGAATTTTTACTCATTTTAATTAATTCTTGCTTTGCTTGTTCATCTAGTTTATGCCTTTCAACAAAACTATCAATTTGTTCTAAAATAGTTTTATCCGTTGTTTCTTTTAGTTTTTTCATCGAGGTATATCTTAATCATTTTTTCAATTGACTTATCAATATGTTTTTCTCCATTTTCACGAAACCACATAAAGAAATCAAATAGTTCTTTCTCCATTATTCTTTGATAAAATTTCCATTTTCGGTACGTCCTTTCCTATCTTTAATTTCGTTGTAAGCTAAAATTAAAGATTTATGTTAATACAGCCGATTTTAGATTTACCAAACCGTAGGAATATAATAACTAAACACGGCATAATACAAGACCTCCATCGTACCGCAAACGAATGGTATAAAAGC